GTTGAGGGGCATTGTCAAGAGCATCAGAAGTAATGCTAGGGAAAACATCTCCAGAAGTTCCAAAAGCATAAGCATTTGTTCGACCAGATGCTACCAATGATTTATTAGAACCCGCTAAAACTAGAGCAGTTTGAGTTTGTGTGCATAGTTGGAAACTGGCAACTGCAGAAGTTCCATTTGTGCTTCCTGTGATCTTCAAAGGTTCACCATTTGCATCTGTATATTGAATTGAGATATTGTGAATTCTCAATACTGCCTTTCCTAGAGCGTCTACATATGCCCCTAAATCCATTGCTACCTGTTGGTATGCTTCATTGTTGTCTGCGTTCAAAGTTTGTCGGATAAAGAAAGAATCAGTCTTAGCCATGAGTTCCCGGCTGTATTTCCGGTTTATGAACATTGTTTACCGCAATCCGGTAAATTATTGCCTTAGCTTCAACCCAATCCTTTCCGCGAAGCGGTAATCAGACTACTAGCGACTTGGCCTTGCCCCACCCGGCGGCTAGGAGGCCACGCCGCCCCGAGTCGGGACAAGGAGCCGAGTTCTCTATAAAACATCTGACAGATGTATCAAAAAAAGCAATATATTATATTCTAAGGCTAAATCCGCGATATATGAGATGCGTATATTGTGCAAAAACACTAGAAAGAATAGATCCATTTATGGCGATATGTGAGAGATGCTGGGATTCAAAGAAGGATGGTAGTATAGAATGAAGCAATTAATATCAGCAACATTGAGCGAAGAAGCAGCTATTATTTACAACGCCTGGGAAAAGCAAAAAAAATCAGCCAGGTTAAGTGAATTAATTGTTAAAGAAGATTCTAATCATAACCATATTCAAGCATTACAGAAGCAAAAGAGTTACCATCAGCGAATAATATCGAATGCCATGATTGCTTTGCATCTAAAAGATCCTCAACACCCACTATGCAAGCAATTAAATGAAGCACTTGAAGGCACAATATATTACCAATATTGGGATTAATTTCTAATGTCTTGTGCAACACCCTTTACCATTTGTAAAATTGCTTCAGATTCTGATACTTTTACTTCTCTAAGAATCAATAAATAATTATAACCACGCTGAGGAGAAGTAGTTGAATCAGTAGTTGTATAGAAATTGATGTATAGATTTCTATTTACAATATGGTCTGGGTCCATAAGTGCTGCATTATCTGCTAATCCAGTTGGCCCAGCAATGAAATCTTTTGAAGCATCTCGCATATTATATCCTTTTGCCATCCATCCAATTTGGCGATTGTCTGAAACATCTTGAACTGATTCAAAAGTTGTAGCTTCTATTTCATCAGTTGCTAAACTTCCATTTAACATCCATTGTCCATCAGTTGCAGCAGTTGCTCTCGTGTCAGGCCAAAGATAGAATGATTCAACTTTCCAGGCTCTTGTTAAATCCGGAGAAGTATAAGTAAAGATATTCTCATTTTTTAATATTGAATTATCTGCTGCAGTGATCTTTCCTCTAAAACTTAGTAACTTTGTCATTTTCTCACTTTCCTTGTTGCAATATGAGCCCTTCTCATTAATTGACTAATTTTAGTTCTTGGATGTTTCTTTTTTAGTTTCTTTAATTGTTTACCAAATTCTCTTTGATATGCAGAAACTTTTCTTTTTCTTTTAGTCTTAGATTTAGGAACTGGAATTGAATCTGTTCTACTAGCTCTTCCAGGCATAGGGTCAGGAACTACCTGATACACATTTCCTTCTTGATCTTCGACAAAATCCATCAATCTGAATCCAGTACCTATTCCTGTAAGAGCATTTCCCATAGAAACACGCCTCAATGCCATTCCCCCACCAACTCGAATAAGAGCAGAACCAGCAATTGGTACTAATGGTGCAGCCATTTTGAAGCACCTTATTGCTGAGATAATGCGAGAGCCATTGCAGCTGCTTGAGTTAATGATTCAGATGTGCATTCCATTACTATAGAAATATAAACATCTCCAGTCCATCCACTAGAAGCCTCTCCGCCAAAGTATAGAGTTTCAACACCAATCAAGTAACCATTTTCCCAAAGTTGAGGGGCATTGTCAAGAGCATCAGAAGTAATGCTAGGGAAAACATCTCCAGAAGTTCCAAAAGCATAAGCATTTGTTCGACCAGATGC